CTGTAATATAAATTTTGTATAATATTAAAATATATTAATTATGAACATATTTTAATAAATAATGTTTACCATATGTTTACTTTTTTTACTGAAATTTTATAAAAAAGGTTTACTATTGTTGACTTTAAGTTGACTGTGTATTTTATAAATTTTAATGATGAATATTCATAAATTATTTTTTATATAATATCAATTATTATACTATTTTATATGTAATATCATATAGGAGTACATTATAAAATCAGCCTAAAAATATAGGTAGCTTTAACATTTTATAATAATGTACTCCTAAAATGTACTCCTGGAGTACGTATTCCTGAACATGCGAGAGAGAGAGCGTCACTAAAAGATCTATATTATAAATTTTATAAAATATCTGTAATATAAATTTTGTATAATATTAAAATATATTAATAATGTTTACCATATGTTTACTTTTTTTACTGAAATTTTATAAAAAAGGTTTACTATTATTGACTTTAGGTTGACTATGTATTTTATAAATTTTAATGATGAATATTCATAAAGTATTTTTTATATAATATCCATTATTATACTATTTTATATGTAATATCAACCAGGAGTACATTATAAAATTAGTCTAAAAATATAGGTTGCTTTAACATTTTATAATAATGTACTCCTAAAATGTACTCCAGGAGTACGTATTCCTAAACATGCGAGAGAGAGAGCGCCACTAAAAGATCTGTAATATAAATTTTATATAATAAGATTATATTTTGGACCAATACTTAGAAATATAACAATATGCAACCTCTCTACATTTAATTGAACAATAAAATCCATCAAAAGCATAATATATACACTTATTAGTACATATATTATTTGTACAATCAGCATTACAGCAATTTTTAATATTATTAATATTATTTTGTACTAATTTATTAAGGTGTGTCATAGATTTTGTTTGATTAGGTATAATATTAGATAATTTTAAATAAGTATATGAATATTTATCACAATGATATTCAATATTTTGTATAAAATTTAATGACATATTTTTAATTAATTTAGATGATGAAATATTTTTATTATAAAAAATCAATAAATAAAATAAAAATAAATAATCTGACAGAATACATATAAATAATTAAAAGAAAAATAAGCTATAGAATTAAGAAGCTAAATTATTAAAAAATTGAAAAATATATAAAATATTATTTAATATAATAAGTAATGGATGAATTAAAAAAAGAGTATGATGTAGATATTAATATAAAAGTAGAATATGGGAATTATAGTCAATGTTATTACGAGTTTGAATCTAGTATACCTGGAGAATATTTATCAACAAATATGAATAATTATTCAAAAAAACTATTATTAATAATAGATATTTTAATGAATCAAACCATATTAAATGATATTAAATATATAGAAATATATGATAAGGAAAAGAAATTACTTCAATATTCAAAAGAAATCAATTCAACTCATTATAGATTTGTATTTTCAGTAGATGAAAGTTTACAAGAATCAAACTTATTAGTATTATTTAGACAAATTGATAAAGAAAAAGGTTATATAAAAATAGATAAATATCATAGACCTCCACTAGTAACACTATATGAAGAGACAATATCAGTACCAAAATTAGAAATATTAGGGGATGATTCATATTGTGCGATATGTATAAAAAAGATAGATAATTTAGATAAATATATATCACCATGTAAACATTTATTACATATATCTTGCCTATTTAATTATTTAGAAAATAATAATGCATTAATAAAAAAATTAATACATTGTAAACAATTTTGTATGCATTCTAATAAGCCAAGCGAGTTTAGTTGTCCAATATGTACAAGTCTAATAGATCATTCAAAAAGATATAATTTATAAAACAATATTTCAATCGTTATATATAAATTTTTTAAATTTAACAAGATTAAAATTAGTAATATTAAAACTATTAGTTTCTCCATTTAATGGATTATATAAAATAATTTTATTAATGTTTTGTTCTTTTTTTTTAATAAGATAAGAATATAATAATGTTTGTGATATATTTTGAATATTAGCAATATCATTAGAAATAGATGATTTAATTTCAATAATAGTATCATCGCATAATATATCAATCTCTCCTTTAACACATCCTAAAGACACATTATAACGTGTATAAATATCTTTAGGTTTGATATTATTGATAATTTTACAGATACCTTTTTCTAATTCTAGATAATAATTAAAAGCATATTGACTAATTAAAAAATCATAATAAATAGAAATAGTTTGTTTATTAGTAAATTTATATGTACTAATATAAAAAATATGTTCTAAAATATTTCTCCAATCATTTTGTGGATCAATATATTCTAAATATATTTTTTGTGGAAAGTTTGTATCTTTATGAGTTAAATTAAGATCAAATTTTTTAATTTTATTTGGATAATTAATTTGTATAATTTTGCCAATTAAATAATCAATAAAATTACTGATAATAATAATATTAGATAATTTTTCAATATTTTGTGGAATATCAAAAGATTTATTAACAGAAGATTTAATATTATTTAATTGTTTAATTTGATCAAAAATTTTAGAATATCCAATATATTTTAAATAATTTTGTACATCTTTACTAATAATTAATGTAGGTTGAAATTTATAGATTTGAACATTACATCCAATATATAAATCAGGATTAATTTCTCTAAGTAATGGTGAAATTACCACATCTGAATAAATATTGTGTGTATAAGTAATAGATAAGAATTTTTTTGCTCTAGAAGTAGCGACATAAAAAAGTCTACGTTCTTCATCCATATCATCTAGTTCTTCAATATAATATTTAGTACGTATTGAAGGGAAATTTTTACTATCAAAATCAATAATATATACATAGTCCCATTCAAGTCCTTTAGCACCATGAACGGTAGTTAAATATAATACATTTTCTAAATTAGTTTCAACTTCTTGATTTAAATATAGGTCATTAATAAATTGTTCTAATGATGAGTTTTTTAAATAATTAAGTAAATTATAAATATCATCAATTTTACCAGAAATATTAGATTCTTTTTTTAATGTCCATAATTTTTCTAAATAATCAATGATATATCTAGCTTTATTAATATCTTTTTTAACTTTTTTTAAATATAAAATACTATCATAAAAGTTAATTAATCCAATATATGATGTATTGATAGTTTTTTCTTTATTAATATATAATTTTAATGAATTAATAATATCAGGTCCCATATCAATAATATTATTAGCTTTTTTAATATTATAATCAGGATGTAAACTAATGATTCTTTTCCAATGAATAGAACTTTTAGGATTAATCAAAATAGTAATCCAAGCAAGAAAATCTTTAATATGTGATTTATCTAATAAAGATAATCCGATATGTTTAATAGTAGGTATTTTATTACCTATTAAATGTAATTCAATTTGATCTAATAAATAATTTTTTCTAGCTAAAATAACAATATTAGATAATTTAACACCTTGTTCTATTTTTTTAAGTATATCATTAACAATCCATATATATTGTTCTTTTGGTGATTTAAAACAATATACACATGGTTTCAACCCAATTTTATCTTGTTTAGAAATAACAGTTTTATTACATTGATTTTTATTATGTAAAATAATATCTTGACAAAAATCAACAATTGAGGGTGTAGATCTATAATTTTCAGCAAGTAAATATACATTACTAGTTTTATGAATATTATTAAAAGTTTGATTAAAATTAAGAATATATTTAATAGAACTGCCTCTAAAAGCATAAATAGATTGTGCATCATCACCAACAACCATAATTTTACTATTAATAGATAATTTTAATAAAATATAATTTTGAATAGGATTAACATCTTGATATTCATCAAAAAAAACATATTTAATATTATTTTTAAAATCATTAGATTTATTATCATCAAGAAATTTACTAAAAGTGACCATTAGGTCATTAAAATCAACTAAGTTTTCTTTTTTTTTCTTTAGTTGATATAATTTATAAATATAGTTAATTTCTTTACTATATTTATTTAAATTATTTTTTTTCAAAATATATTTTAAATCAAAAGGATAAGTATTAGATGCTTGATCAATAATATTTTGTATTTTACTTTTAATTAAATATATATCTTGTTCATTAAGATGTTTAAGTATAGGATTATCAATAATAATATCTTTTAAATAATCTTTAACATCTTTTTCATCTAAAACGGTATAATTAATATCATTATATTCTTGTAAGACTTTATATCCAAGTCCATGTAATGAGCCAACATGATAGGGTATTTTATGAGGTAATATTTTAGTTAATCTATTCATCATTTCTAAACCAGCTTTTTTAGTAAATGTGATTAATAAAGTTTGATCTGGTTGAATTTGATTATCTAAAATCATTTTAGTATAACGTGAAATAAGTGTATGTGTTTTTCCAGATCCAGGACAAGCAATAACTAATATATTATCTTCTGTAGCATTAATAATTTTAAGTTGTTGTTCACTTAATTTAAGATTATCTAAAATAATATTATCTGAAAAATTAGTTAAATTTTTTTCAATTTGAATTAATTCATTTTCAATTTGAAATATATTTTTTTGTAATTCAATTAATTGACATTTAAGTTCATCTTTTTTTTTAATTAAATTATTAAAATTAATAGAATCTTCTATATTAATAATAGTATTAGGTTCTTCCATTTTTTAATAAAGTAATAGAATATATCTTTAATTATATAGTATATTATAGAATAATACTAATGTAAATTGAATTAAAGAATTATTAATAGTAATTGTCATTAAATTAATGTGTGGTATTTGGACATTTATAAATCTAATTAAACAATCTCCTAATTTTACAAAATTATATGAAGATTTTATGGCAATAAAATCAAGAGGACCAGATATGTCAACTTTTCAAATTATAAAAAATATGTGTATAGGTTTTCATCGTTTAGCAGTAATGGATCCGACACTTCATGCGAATCAACCTTATATAATAGAAGATAATGAGAGAACTATTATATTTATTTGTAATGGTGAAATTTATAATTTTAAGACATTAATAAGTGAAGAAAATCTAATAATTCCAAATAATTCAGATTGTATGACAATACCTAAATTATATATAAAATATACAAAATATAATCCAGATGGTCCAACAAATATTTATAATTTTAATAAATTATTTCATAATACAATTAAGGGAGAATTTGCATTTATATTATTTGAGTTAGATCGTTTACAAAATATAAAACAACTAATAGTAGGAAGAGATCATATAGGTATTCGTCCATTATATTATCATAAATATAATAATGAATCAACAGGATTAATATTTAGTTCTGAAATAAAAGGAATGACAAATTTTAATGATAAAATAGAAGAATTTGAACCAGGAAGTATTTTAGAAATAAATTTTGATAATTTTGGAAGAGTAGTATCAAATTATACATTTAATTTTAAATCAGTTTATGATATTAAAATAAATGCATTAAAAAATTCAGAAGATATGGAAGATTTTTATATACATAAAATTAGATCAGCTACAATAAATTCAGTAAAAACTCGTTTATTAGCAGATCGTCCTTTAGCATTTTTATTATCTGGTGGTGTAGATTCATCATTAGTAGCAGCAATTAGTAGTAAATTACTAGGTCAACCATTAAATACCTTTTGTTGTGGGATGAATGAAGGGACTGATTTATTATTTGCAAGGAAAGTTGCCAAACATATAGGATCAAATCATAAGGAAGTTTTATTTACTCCAGAAGAAGGACTAGAAGCAATTCGTGATGTTATATATACAACTGAAACATGGGATACAACAACAATAAGAGCCTCAGTAGGTCAATATTTAGTATGTAAACATATAGGTACAAAAACAGATGCTCGTGTAGTAATGGTAGGAGAAGGTCCAGATGAAGTTTGTTCAAGTTACTTATTTAATTATTATGCACCATCAGATCAATGTTTAGATGAATGTGCTAAAGAATATGTGAAAAAGATTCATATATATGATGGTAGACGTGCTGATCGTTGTATAAGTAGATGGGGATTAGAAGGTCGTATACCTTTTTTAGATACTCAATTTATTAATGCTTATTGGTATATTCCAGCAAAATGGAGAATGCCAACTTATAAAGGAATTGAAAAATGGTGGCTTCGTAAAGCATTTGAAGGAACAAATATTTTACCAGAAGAAGTTCTTTGGCGTAAAAAAGAAGCATTTAGTGATGGAGTAAGTTGTAAAGAAAAATCATGGTATCAAATAATTCAAGAATATATGGAAACCCAAGTATCTGATGAAGAGTTTATTAATAATAATATATGGGAATGTCCAACAAAAGAAGCATATTATTATAAAAAAACTTTTGTAGAATTTTTTGGAGATAAGAATTTAAATATAATTCCTCACTATTGGCAAGCAAAGTTTTTATCAGATGGAACAGTAGTTAATTTTGAAAATAAATATAAATATACTGATCCCAGTGCACGCACATTAACAGCTTATAATTAATTTAATTTAATTTAATAATTTTATTACTTAATAATCCACAAATAATACTACCACCAATTGTACTAATAGAAATAATAGGAATAGAAAATCCAGATGTAGCAATACCAGAAATAATACCACCTATAATAGTTCCTACTAATGTTAATTTATACTTATTATTAGTTCCTTTAATTTCAGGTAAATCACTGATTTCTTTAATTTCAGGTAAATCAGCAATTTCTTTAATTTCAGGTAAATCAGTAAGTTCTTTAATTTCATGTAAATCACTGATTTCTTTAATTTCATGTAAATGATTATAATTTAATTCATTAATAAGATTATACATATTATCAAAAATATTATCACATTCATCAATTTGTTTAGAAATTTGATTAATTTGATTAATTTCTTTAAAAAGTTCATTTAATTCTTGAATATCATATATTTCATTAAATGATTTATCCATTATTTATACTATAATTAAATAGAAAATTTATATAATATAAAAAAAATATTTTAAAAAAAATATATATAAAAATTAAAATCTCTGTTATTTATATGCCAAGTCAAGAAGATATAAATGAAATAGTTAGATTTCTTTTTACACTTCAACAGTTAAATAAATTGTATCACTGGAATACAACCTCATTTGCGAGACATAAAGCTACTGATAATTTTGCTGGAAAATTATTAGAAATAACAGATAAATTTGTAGAAGTATTTATGGGTAGATATAATTTAAAACCAATGGTAACAAGTTTAAATTTAAAATCAGAATATTTATCAGATTTAGGTATTGTATCATTATTTGAAGTGACTCGAAGATATTTAGAAAATATGTCAAATAAAATAACAGATTCTGATTTATTAAATATTCGTGATGAATTATTATCTGAAGTTAATGTAATTCTTTATTTATTTAGATTAAATTAAGAGGTGTACATGTTGGTTCGCCATTTAATAACATATTACGATAACAACTAATCCAGTTATTATCATTAGGTGTTTTATATTGAATAAGATTATCAATACAATTAAATTGATATATTGATTCAAATGTGTTAATTTCAACATAAATTATATATAAATTCATATTAGAATTATAATTCATCCAATAGGGTATCATTTCACTAACACTAATAATTAGATTATATGGTATAGATGAAATAAAATTATTATCATTAAAAGATGGTTTATTATTTTTCATATTATCAACCATTTCATCTTTCCATTTACATATCCAATAGTAAATATTAAATTGATCATCTTTTAAATTAGCAATTTCTTCATTATCATTATATTTAAGGATAAAGTCTGATTCTAGTATTTTAATAACCGGATTAATTGGTTCAAATGTACGAATATATTCAATTAATAAAATTCGTGAGTCTAAATTATTAACTAGATCAACAAGTTTCTGAGTAAAAAAGTTCATTTTAATTTTCCAATTTTCTAATTTATTTATAAAACTATTATATTCTATAATAAACTTTTCTTTTTGTTTTATAAAATCAGTAAATAATTGTGGATTATCTAAATCAGGTTTTATTGGTGAAATAATTTTATAAATATGAATATTAACTAATTTTTCAAAATTTAAATTTATAAAATCATGTCTCACTCTTTTTTTAATAACTTTTAGCATTTTTTTTTTAATTTTATCTATAGGTAATTCTCCTTGATACGGTATTCCTTTTGTAAAACCAAAATCATTAACTCCAATAAATAAGCAACCTTTAATATTTCTATTTAGAAATGCACACGTATATTTTGGTAAATAATATTTAGCATATCTTTTAATATTTTTCATAATATTACTATTAAAATTAAAATGTTTTGTATAACAATATTCTTCTGCGAGTGTATTATCCAAAATTAAATTTGAATTATATAATGTAAATTCTTTGAATTCTAATTCAAGATTTTCCCGTCCAATAAAATCATTATATTTAGTAGGTAGTAAAGTAACCATTAAGAGTTAAATTTTATATATAAAATTTAAATAAATCAATTTTTAATTATATGGCTTATTTTCAAAAAGAGAGTACCGTTTTTTAATCAATATTTTTGGTATAAGATGCTTTTAATAATTAATTTAGGTTTTTTGTTACAGAATGAGAATACCGTTTTGGTTCTATCTTAAATTCATTATTATGTTTAATACATATTAATATAATTAACTTTTGAATAATTTTTATATTAATTATTTTACATTGTGGACAAGAACTTGTTTCACTGATTAAATGACTTCTTGGTATTATTTCAAAAAGGATATATAATATTTAAATATATTTTAATAATTACTTGTGGATTTGGTCACTTTTTTGAAAACACCACCATTATATGAATCCAATAGATAAATTTTTCAATCAATTAAAGTATTATATGAAACGTGATTTAATTAAGAAATCAATTAGAAAATCTATTAAATATATTAAATCATCATTGATAAAAACTAAAGAATATATAAAAGAAATTAAGATGAAATATAGGATTTTTCCTAAAGTTTATAAGGAATAATTTTAAATCGTGTCATTTAAAATAGTTCCCGCTGTAATATTACTATTAAAATTAAAATGTTTTGTATAACAATATTCTTCAAGATTTTCTTAACTAATAAAATCATTATATTTAGTAGGTAGTAAAGTAACCATTAAGAGTTAAATTTTTATAGATAAAATTTAAATAAATAAAATACTAAAAAACTGTAATTAAAATTTTAGTTACAGTTTAGAAGTTGTTAGTTTGGGTTCATATAATTAGGAGTAAGCTCCTTTTTAAGGGAACTTACTTATCTACAATGCCACGTAAAGGCCACTTCTATCATTGTAGTCACATCAGGTATAAATTGATGCTAGCTAGGATTATTTAAGAGGCTTAGCGACCTCCCGCTTATGTATTTTAAAGAGGATAAGCACCTCTGGTTTATTTCAGGTTTCCTCCCTAGCTAGGCTTATTAAAGAGGCTTAGCAACCTCCCGCTTATGTATTTTAAAGAGGATAAGCACCTCTGGTTTATTTCAGGTTTCCTCCCTAGTTCTTTCCCCGCATAAGAACATGCATTGGTACCATCACCTACCACCGTGACCATCACCTACCACCGTGACCATCACCTACCACCGTGACCATTACCCACCACCGTGACCATTACCCACCTACTCATAGGAAAGTCATTCACTAATCAAAGTACGCGCGGCATTAAGTCGCCGTATGAAAACATCTCTGTTTTCAATATTATTGTATACTTGAAATATATCATCGGAAAGAATATTCTTCCGATGATCTTCATCCAAAGTTGCAATAACAGCTACTAGATCAGTCAATAGTACTTCCGTAAGAAGACAATGAAATCGCTCAATCAGATAATCCCTATTTGTAGAATGCTCATTATATTCAAGAGAATATATTTGAAACATCATACAAACAGTATTCATATCAATTATATTAATTTGTTCAGAATTTTGAATCAAATTAATATAATTGAGATGAATTGGATAAATGAGTTGTTTGATCCTATCATCTACAAACCGTTTAAACTGCAATGATTTTTTAATCATTGCTAATGGTAAATATTTTTCTTGAATTAGATTCGTTGTTATAGAAACAACAAAATTATCTAATCTTGGAAAACATTCGCCATGGGTAGATTGCGTAATATCAAAAATGACATTATGCAATAAATTATCCCGATTAAACTTTTTGCATAATTCCACATACAACGCAGTGGAGTCAATGCCGCTAAAGTCCTGTAATATAACTTTTGGTTGAACACGCTTGTTCAAACAAATTGTTATAATTTGTTGTAATATAGATACATCTACCTCATAATTAATCATCCTGTTAGTACCAGAATTATAATATGAAGTGAAATTATCATTTACAGCAAATACAGTAGTGGAGCTATTCCGCAAAACCCTAAACTGCGAATGATCGTCTACATATACAATGTGCAACGGGTCATTCATTTTTGCCCAATACTTTTGGACAGCTAAATTATCTTCTAAAGAACGGTCAATCAAAATGATTACCTTCTTGTTGAAGTTAGCCACAAAAGGAGGGTATTGTTGATTTTTAATATCCTCAATAACATCCACGTTCATCGCCGAACCAATTGCAATATATACAAGTTCTATATCATTAGATGATATTTCTCTGTATATGCGATCAATATGGTCACTTTTTAATAACACAGGTTCCTCATTATTAATTGGAACAGGCTGAACTAGTTCCACAGGCTCGTTGTCGCGTTGATTAACAACATTTTCATACATCGGTTGTTGAGCAACAGGTATACGAAAGTATCGTTTCATAATAATCATCGTCACTAATGTGACAACAATCAAATTGATAGTAATGGAAAGACTCACTACTATAGGCATATCACACAGAAAGGTACTCATCATCATTGCTAAAAAGCTTGAAATGGGTATGGCTTATGATCTTTTTGGATCAAGATGTAATACTATAACAACATATATAGATTCAAATTTTCAATTTTTTATGATAATATTTAATTATATGATTAAATCTAGAGATTATTAAATATAGAATTTAAAAAAAGAGTCATTTGATATAATTAATAATACTAGATTTATGTATGAATATAAAAATAAAGTTGAGTAATTTAGATAAAATATCAAATGATAATAGTATTAATATAAATAAATAAAATACTAAAAAACTGTAATTAAAATTTTAATTATAGTTTAGAAGTTGTTAGTTTGGGTTCATTTAATTAGGAGTATAAGCTCCTTTTTAAGGGAACTTACTTATCTACAATGCCGCGTAAAGGCCACTTCTATCATTGTAGTCACATCAGGTATAAATTGATGCTAGCTAGGATTATTTAAGAGGCTTAGCAACCTCCCGCTTATATATTTTAAAGAGGATAAGCGCCTCTGGTTTATTTCGGGTATCCTCCCTAGTTCTCCCCTCACATGAGAACATACATCAACAGTCTCAACTGTATCAGCATCACCACGACCAGTCCATTGTCACTATCTCATAGAAAAAACTTAATTCCTAATCATAGTACGCATGTTATTAAGTTGCCGTATGAAAACATCTCTATTTCGCATATTATTATATATTTCAAATACATGATTAAGGTGAATATTATTCTTCCTAAAATCATCATCAAAACGTTTAATAACAGTTACTAGATCAGTCAACAATACTTCCTTAAGAAGACAATGAAATCGCTCAATCAGATAATCCTTATTTATAGAATGTTCATTATATTCAAGAGAATATATTTGAAACATCTTACAAACAGTATTCATCTCAATTATATTAATTTGTTCAGAATTTTGAATCAAATTAATATAATTGAGATGAATAGGATAAATGAGTTGTTGAAGTCTTTCGTCTACAAGTAGTTCAAACAACTCAGCATTACTACTAATCCTTGCCAATGGTTGATATTCCTCTTGAATAATATCAACAATTGTGGCAATATCCAAATTAGGAATTGGCAGCGGGTGTTCATCATCGTCTTGATTAATAACATTTTCATACATTGGTTGCTGAGCAACAGGTATGTATAAATGCAGTTTCATAATAATCGCGGCGATGACGGCAATTACATCAATGATAATGCAGATAATTATTACCATTTGCACTTCAGTCAGGGGGATACGGTTTGTCATTTCTAGAAAGCTCAACATTGGTATAGACTTATGATCCTTAGATCAAGAGATAATATTATAACAACATATATACATTCAAATTTTCAATTTTTTAATAAAAATATTTGATAATAAATAAAGAATTGTTATTTTTATTTAATAATATGAAAATAGCAATGTGTTTATTTGGTCAACCTAGAGATTATCACACCGGATTTATGAATATAAATAAATTTATAAATGATAATAATAATAATACATATAGTTTCTTTATTCATTGTTGGATATCAGATAAAATAATGAATGTATCTCCTTATAGATATATTGATAAAACTCACTTAAAAATAGATAATATAGATAAATTAAAAAATGATATATTAACTTATTATAATCCAAAAAAATATGAGTTTGAGAATACTATTGATAATTTTGATTTATCATATATAAATAATTCAATAATAATAAATAATACAACTAATATAATATCTATACAAAATAAAAATAATACACTTTCACAAATGTATAGTAGAAATAAAGTTAGAGATTTATTAGAAGAATATATAAAAGAAACAAATGAGTCATTTGATATTGTAATAATAACAAGACTAGATTTATATATGAATATAAAAATAAAGTTGCGTGATTTAGATATTAATAAGACTTATGTAAATAATATGTATTATTTAAGAAAAATAATAGTTGATCATTTTATAATATGTCCCTTAAATACATTTTTAGAATGGTTTAAATTATATAAAAATTTAGATAAAATAGCAAATGATGATAGTCTTAATTTAATAATGTATTTATTAAATGAAAAGTTATATTTAAATCCAGAAGAAATAACAACAGCAAATTATCTTTATCATTTTGATATTAATAATATAGTATATACAGATATATATCGTCTTTAGATAATAAAATGAATCATTGTATAGAGGAATTTTTTGATGAATAAAAAATTAATATTGTGAATTATTATAATTTTTTATTTCTACTTTTTGTGATTTAAGTTTACTAATTTTAGGTTGTTCTATTGCTTCTTGAGAATGTCTAAATTCTTCATGTAATTTATCTATTTTATTTGATTTATTAATTATTAAATAATATATATTTTGTAACCATTTATTTTTATATAATATATTTTTCATAATTAATAAAATGTGTGTATTTTTATAAAAAATAATATTGTTTTTTATATAATTTAATACTAATAATTCATTATGTATCTTTATTTTTTAATTAATTATTAATTTTATCTTCATAATTATCAGAATTCTTATTATTCAAATTTTGTATAATAATTAATTCATGTTTTCCATTTTTTATAATTATATAAAAATAACTTTTATCAAATGACTAAGATAGCCTAAATAAATTAAAAGAGTTTTATTGAGTTAATAGGTTCTTTTGTTGTTTACTTAAATGATATAGTTGTTGATTAAGTAATTTAATATTAATATAATTTGTATAAATTATATTAACCATTAAATCTATTTTTTGATTAGAAGTATCAATATTAATAACTGAAGGACATTTATGAATATATCTACATTTATTAATAATTTCATTATGATATCTTTTTAATTTAGCAAATTCATAAAGCATAATTTCAATATCAGAATTGATTTTATTTAATTTAATATTAATATTTTCAATATCATCATAATCATAATAATTACTAATTGTTCCTAAAATTTTAACAATTTTATGAATAATTTTTTTATCTTTAGCAACTTTATTTCTAATAAAAGTGTATTCAGATTTTATTAAAGACCATTTATTTTTTTCATATATATTAACATTTTTAAGAAAATTAATAAAATCATTATGTAAATTATAAGAATTTGCGATTTTGTCAGTATTAATAGCAATATCTTTCATAGTTTTAATTAATAGTTCCTCAAATTCCTTTTTCTTTTTATTAATAATAAGAAGTTTATTCATTATAATAATTAAATTATAATTATAAAATAATGAATTCAATTTTTTACTAGTTTGTTTTTATTATATAAAAAATATATTATTTTTTTTAGGTAATGGATAACATTTACCAACTCTCATATCACAATATTGATATTTATTACATCTAGTACATACATTAAATGGTTCAATGTCCATGTTTAACATATTTAATAAAATGATAAAAAATAATCCAAAAACTACTATTTTAAATAAATTATACATTATAAGATAATTTAGAAAATATTTTAAAAATTCTATATATTAATTTTGAAAATAATATACTGTACTTATTAATAGTAAAATATTAATTAATATTTTAATATAAAATCCAACTAAATATATATATGGCATCAACCAAAGTTATAAAAATAATTGAGAATAATATAATTAAACTTGAGAGTAAAGCATTTAATCTATTAATATTAACACTTGAATTTTTAAAATTAAATTTAGCAGGATTTATCAAATTTTTATTTGATAAAAATATAATTCAAACAAGTATAGGAATAATAATAGCTAGTCAAATAGGAAAACTAACAAATTTATTTGTAGATACAATATTAAACCCGATAATTAATAAACTTACAAGTGGTGCATTTAAAAAAAATGAGGATTGGGTAGTAACTTTTTTTGATATTGAACTAAAAATAGGTTTAATAATATCAAATTTAATAAATTTTATATTGGTAATATTTATAATCTATAATATTTGGAAGTTATCTAATTATACAGATTTTAGTTTTATAACAAACTTTTTAGAAGAAACTAAAGGAAATATTAGTAAAATAATTCCAACACCAAATATAGTGATAAGTGCACCTGAATTAAACACATATGAAAATTGAATATTTAATTAATTAAAATATATAATATTAATATAATGTCAAATTCTAGTAAACCACTAATATTAGTAGATACATCATATACTTCTTTTTATAGATTTTTTGCAACAATAAGATGGTATTCATTTGCATATCCGAATGAGTTTAATGAAATCAAATCAGATACAAAATATGACTGGAAAGAAAATCAAATCTTTATTGAAAAATATGAGAAAATGTATTTAGAATCTATAATAAAATTAGTAAAAAAAAAAGTATGGAATAACTCAAGTATAATTTTTTGTATGGATTCACCAAAAAGGGATTTATGGAGAACTAAAATTCATTGTGATTATAAGGGAGATAGAGTAGATTTATCATTAAAACATAATTTTAAATCTACTTTTGACTATACTTATAATTTAATGATTCCAAAATTTATAAAAACTTATTCAAATATTTATAGTTTAAGAGTAGAAAAAATGGAAGCAGATGATTTAATAGCAATAATAAGTATGTATTTAAAAGATAAAGAACCTGAAAAACAAATATACTTAGTATCTGGAGATGAAGACTTTCTACAATTAGGACGAAAATCTATAATATTTATTAATTATAAAATAAAAAAACCAATAAAATTAACAGAAGAAGAAGCATTAAAGTCTCTTAATAATAAATTTATTAATGGGGATTCATCAGATTGTATTCCAAGTATCTTTCCAAAAGGTAAAAGACTAAAAAAGAAAGAACTATTAGAATCAGAAGATAAATTAAAAGAATATTTGGAATTAAATCCAGAAGCAAAAAAACAATATGAATTTAATAAAAAAATGATAGATTTTAAAAATATTCCAAAAAAATATTTTAATAAAATTACTAAATTATTTGATAAGTTATTAGATAAATCAAATAATTCAGATATAAAAATTTAAATAACTAGTTTAGATAGGTTTTTAATAGAAGAAGGTGCATATTTTTGTATACCTTGTTTTAAAGTTGACATACGTTTTTTTACTGTCTGTTTGAGATGTTTAAAATCTTCATCTGATTCAATATTTTCAATCATTTTTTTAGCTTTTGATTTTATATCAGGAGAAACATACTTATTAACAATATGGTTAAATTCATCTTCAGAATTCATTTCATTATTTTCACGATTTACAAGGTTTTCATTATTTTCATTATTTTCATTATTTTCATTATTTTCACGATTTACAAGGTTTTCATTATTTTCATTATTTTCATTATTTTCATTATTTTCATTAAGTATAGATTTTATTTTTCTTTTAATTTTACTAGTAGATGATTCAGTATTTTCACTTTCACTAGTAGTAGATCCTATACTTTTAGATTCACTAATTTTAGGTTTGCTTATACGTTCACTTTTACGTTCACTTTCACTAGTTTTAGGTTTGTTTATACGATCACTTTTACGTTCACTTTCACTAGTTTTAGGTTTGCTTATACGATCACTTTTACGTTCACTTTCACTAGTTTTAGGTTTGCTTATACGATCACTTTTACGTTCACTTTCACTAGTTTTAGATTTGCTTTTAGTTTCACTAGTTTTAGGTTTGCTTATACGATCACTTTTACGTTCACTTTCACTAGTTTTAGATTTGCTTTTAGTTTCACTAGTTTTAGATTTGCTTTTAGTTTCACTAGTTTTAGGTTTGCTTATACGAGCACTTTTACGTTCACTTTCACTAGTAGTAGATCCTATAGTTTTAGATTTGCTTATACGAGCACTTTTAGTTTCACTTTCACTAGTAGTAGATCCAAGAGTTTTAGATTTGCTTATACGAGCACTTTTACGTTCACTTTCACTAGTAGTAGATCCCATAGTTTTAGGTTTGCTTTTAGTTTCACTAGATTTAGGTTTATTTTTACTTTCACTAGTAGATGATCCAGTACTTTTAGATTTAGGTTTGGGTTTATTTTTACTTTCACTAGTAGATGATCCAGTACTTTTAGATTTAGGTTTGGGTTTATTTTTACTTTCACTAGTAGAAGCACTTTTAGTATTTTGTGTAGGTTTTTTTATAGATATTTTTCCTTTGCCTCCATCAATATCAGGTACATCAAAAATATTTAAAAATGAAGTAACATAATCTGTTACACGACTAGTAATAGGTTCATTATTATCCAACATCGTATCTAAATTATTAATTTTAATTAGATCATTATTTCCTCCATATAAATTGGCTAAATAAGATAATTTATAATTCATTATATATAATAATTATAAATAATTATTAGAAAATTAAATTAAATTAAATTAAATTAAATTAAATTAAATTAAATTAAATATCTTTAAATTTATAGTAAAAATCATTTAATTTAATAACTTTTTTAATAATTTTATATTTAATTAATCCATATTTGTTAACTAATAAATCAATAATTAGTTCAGAATTAGGTTTTATAATTTGTAATTGGTTATATGTAACAATATCATGTATAGGATTCATAAAATATTCTTTAGCAGTTATATAATTAAAATCATCAGGTATAAAAACTCCAGATAATTTTAACTCAATGATAGTATCTTTAATATTTTTATGTTTATTATAAACTTCATATATTTGTAAAAATTTAATACCCGTTAAGTTTGGACAATAATCACATCCAAATAATATACATAATTCAATAAATTGTTCATATGTTAAATTAAGTTTAGTTAAAATATTATTCAATTCAATTTCAATAGGAATTTTTTTACTAGATGATAAATTTCTAATAATTCTAGGAGAACCAAATGTTAATATATCCATATCTTCAGTTTGAACAGCATAAACCATATTTGTTTTACATAAATATGACAATTCAGAATCAGCTTCTTCAGGTGCATTAATATATGGAATTCCCATAAGAGTTAATAATTCTCTACATTGATCCATATGTTCTCTAGTAATTAACACACTTCTTTTAAAATATTTGATTTTTTCTAAATTATTTTTAGCATTAGATAATTTTTCTAAAGCTTTTTTGCGAATAAGTTTTCTAGTATTAAGTAGCTTATGTTTAAGATGTGGTGGTTTACCATCAAATACATATATAGGAATAATTCCTTTTTCAAGAAAAGCTAATGTTTTATTAAATAAGCCTAATATATGAGAGGTGAGTTCACCTTTCTTATTAGTTAAGTCTGATCCAGAATTACGAATAGAAATAACAACTTGATAAATTAAAATACTAATATCAATAGCAATTTTCTTGCCATAAAAATGTTTAGGATGTATTTCTTTAATTAATTCTGGATAATTAGATAAAAATTTTAATAAATTTTTAATACCCATATAGAATTTTAATAAAAACCTTTCTTTAATATTAAATAAATATTTAATATTAATTTCTAAGGTAATATAATGATGTTTCAAGTAGTTTATCCATATGAATCAACTATATATGGTGATTCTTTTAAAGAAGCAATAAAACAGTTTGTCAAATTAAATCATGATATAAACATAAATAAAATGATTATAAAAGATCGACAAAAACAAATGATCGCATCTATAAATTATTATAAACAAGATAGTCGTAATAAAGTTGGTATAAATATGTATCCTGTTGGTTTAGATTATCCAATTCCAATTTTAACAAGTAATACTCAAATACCAATAAGTATTAATAGATCTTTACCATTAAATCCAATGATAAATCCAATGATAAATCCAATAATAAATCCAATGTTAAGTCCAATGATAAGTCCAGGTGGATTTATTCCAACAGTTATAAATATTCCAAATTATTAATAGTTATAAATATTCCAAATTATTAATAGTTATAAATATTCCAAATTATTAATAATGATAATACCTTTAATAAAGTCATTATCAATAATAATAATATTTCCATCATTATAATAATTATCAATTTTTTTAATATTAGATAAATAAACACGTCTATTATTAAAATATCCAATACAATTATTAGGTAAAGATTTATTTGAATAACTAAAAAAATCAAAAAAAATTTTAAATTTAGTTAATTTGTATAAAGTTCCATTATCATTAACTCCTATATAATATATAGCATCATTATTTCCTTCATATAATCTCCAATTCATTTGAGTAGATAATTGTTCAAATCTATGTTGATCAATATTAATTAGAAATCTTTTATATTCAATATTACCATCTTCTGCTTCTGGTTTTAACATTATTTTTATTTATCATTAATTGATTTCAATCTTTTAATAGCTTTTTTTAAATCTTCATGTGTAAGTCTAATACATTTTATAGGTAAATCATTAGTAGATGAGTTAATTAATAATTTATCAGAGTTAATTTCAATTTGAGAAGTATTAGGTGAATTAATTTCAATTTGAGGAGTATTAGGTGAATTAAGTAATAATTTATTAGAATTAACTTTAATTTGTGTAATATTAGAAATAATTTTATTAGGTATATCAGAATCAATAAAATTAATATTTAGTTGATCAGGACAAGCCAAATATTTAATTTGGTATATTTGAGAAGACAATCCCATTTTAGGACCTTTTGACCAAATATAACCTAATTTGATAACAATGTCAATTTGACCAGTGATTTTAAAATCAGATAAAGTAATATCTTTATCTTTTAAGTTAGATGAAAGTTTAACATTTTCATTAATATTAGTTTTAATAAAATTAATAGAATTTTTTTTAGTGATAATACTAATAAATTCTTTGTTAATTTTTTTATTAGAAAAACATCCTTCAATATCAGATTCTAATTTTTTAATAAATTCTATAAATTTATTAGTTAATTCCCAATTTGGATAAATAGGTATATTAAGTTGATTAAATTTGTGATTATTTAAATTATAAATAAGTCTTAAAATAGGTAATCTAATATATATTTCTTTAGGATCATCTGATACATCATTTTGATAATATATATAATATTTATAATTATCTTGATCTAATTTAATTTTCCTTCCAATAGTAAAATTATCAAAATTATAATCATTTGATTTAAGTGTAAAATCAATTAAATAATAACTCATTAGTAATATATAAATTATAAACTCTATTATTAAATAAATTCAATTTATTTATAAAATCTTAAGTATTTTAATGGCAGGAGGTTTATATGCAAATTATCCATTTGAGGTTAATCCTAAATGTGTTATTTTTAGCATAATAATAATAGGTCTATTTTTTTATCAACCACCTGAGATGAATATATATTGGAAATCTTTTGTAGCTTTAATATTATTTGTATTATCATATGTATCAATGGCATGGTATGATTATAAATTTGATTGTCAAAAACTAGCTTTAAAAAAAAGTACAAATCCTATAGGTATAACAGGTATTTTTAAACCTCCAGTTCATACTGAATCTCAGATTGATAGAAGTAAATTAACAGATGAAGAAGTGAAATTAGAGAAAATCTTAATAAGTGTATATCATTTATTATTTTTACTTCCAACTTTTATATATGTTGGAATTAATAAGAATAAATCACACCCAAATTTTAATATATTAATATTAGTAAATTTTGTTTTTGCAATATTATATCATAGTGTTAGAATAATTAGAGAATTTAATTTAGTATCATTAATACATATATTGATGGGTATTGGTGGAACATATATGACACTTCAAAATGAAAAGCCCGATTGGTTTTATTATAGTTTATTAGGTATAGGAGCTTATGCAGGATTAAAACATGGATTATATTTAATGCGAATTTCTCATTAATAAAAATTGATAAAAATACATTAAAAAAATAATATATTAGTTATATAATGTATAAAAAAATATGTTTTGTATATACTGAAACAACCGGACTTCATCAATTAAATGAGAATGTTAGTAAAAAAAACTTATTTGGGTTTGCACGAATGGTAACACTTAATTATGAAATAGGTTTTGTAAAAAATAAAGAATATATACAAGAAAAGAAAGTGAATCAAATAGTAAAACCAAGATGTATGTTTATTCCACAAGAAACAATAGAATATCATGGAATAACTCAAGAATTCGCGAACTTAAATGGAGAAGATCCAGAGCTAATAATAAATGAATTTATAAATGATTTAAAAACAGTTAATATAATTGTAAGTCATAATATAGATTTTCATTTAAGAACAATAATAGCAGAAGCAGTAAGATATAATATAAATATAAATTTAACTAATTTAGTAATAATAGATACAATAAGTTTTTATCATAAATTTGGATTTATAAAATTAAAAGATTTAGCTCAAAAAATGAGTTTAAAAAATATTCCAACAAATAATAAAAATAATGTTGAATTAATAAGAGATATATTTTTTAAACTATATTCTAAATTTAAAAAATCAATCATATAATAGATTTTTTATTAAACATAATATAGGATCCATCATCTTTTGGAATAGGTTTAATAAATTTAATTTTATCAATCCATTTATATTCAAGATTATTTTGACACGTTTTATTTGACCAAATCATTTTATATTTATCACAATATTGTTTATCAACAAAATCAATACATTCTTTATTTATATTTCTACAAGAACCTATTTTATTTTGATTATTATTACATGATTTATTTGACCATGAATTATATCCATCTATAAATAATTGTTTATTATTATCTTGTATATAATTATTAAAATCACAATTTTCATTTTTAAATTCTTGAAATACATATTTAAAATTACCACCTAAAATATTATTAGAATCTGGTAAATATTTTTTTTGAACTAAACAACAATTTATTATTTTTTTAGGTTGATAATCAACTGGATTATAATATATTGGTTCAGATTTATTTAATTCCAAATTAATATCAAAATTTTCAGATATATTAACATTGAATATATATATAATGAAAAATAAAATGAAAATAAAAAAAATTTTATTCATATTATACTTAAAAAGAAAATAATTTTAAATTATAAATGGAAAATAAAGAAGGTCCAAAAATATTAACAATAACAGAATTATCAGAATTTATAAAATTAAAATTACCAAATAATAAGATTAGAGTAATAGGTGAAATATCTCAAACAACAATACGAGGCGGTCATTTATATTTTTCATTAAAAAGTGGATTATCAAATATAAAATCAATAATTTGGAAATCAAAAAATATAGAAAAGAATCAAATAATAGAAGGTCAAGAAATAACAATAGATGCAAGATTAGATTTTTATGGAGGAAATGGAACAGTAAATTTAATTGTAGAAAAGATAATAAATAATGGAGGAATAGGAGAATTATTTGAAAGATATGAGAATATAAAACAGGACTTTATATTAAAAGGTTATTTTGATAAATTAAGAAAACGAAAGTTACCATCAATGTTAAAAAAAATTCTAATAATAACAAGTGAAAATGGTGCAGCATTACAAGATTTTTTAATAAATTTAGAAAATAATAAATTAAATATTGATTGTGACATAAAAAATGTGATGGTTCAAGGTCCAACTTGTCCAGATAATATTTGTAAATCATTAAAAAAATTAAAAAAATCAAATATATATTATGATTTAGTTGTAATTACTCGCGGAGGTGGTAGTTTTGAAGATTTATTTGGTTTTTCTCAACCCGAATTAATAGAAGTGGTTCATAATTTTCATTTACCTATATTAAGTGCAATAGGTCATCAAATAGATAATCCTTTATTAGATTTAGTAGCAGATATAACAACACCAACACCATCATTAGCAGCCCAATTTATAGTAGATCATAATAAAAGATATTTAAGTAATTTACAAGAAATAAAAAATAAAATGAAATGTGAGTTATTAGACAATTTAAATGAGTGTCAATATATAT